GCAATGGACTCCATCAATGCAAGATAAATTGCACGATCCCTACACCACTTTTCAGTAGTATCAACTAACCAATCAAAATCAGTTGGAACATCCTCAAGATAACTAATAAATTTAGTTGCCTCGGCAAATGATGTATCATTTATGTCATCACGTTTTTCAACTTCAATACAAAGAACTTCTTTTGTAGGTGGTTGATTATATTCTTGAACAAATGATAAGGTTTCTTCAAAGACCATTTTTTGAGTAGGATCTTCAAAATAATCTGGTTTGATAAATGGAACTACTTTACGTAGATATTCTTCATTAAAAAGAAGGTTCCTAAGAATCAATACTTCAACTTTATCCATAGTGAATGTAAGTACTCAAAATATATTTGTTCCCGTCTTTAGGTGCTAATCCACTATGAGGATATTCCCAGGTGGGAGGAAACACAACCACTTTACCACAACTTGGTTTTACCTTCAACTCATGTCGCGAAAATACAGTATCTCCATCACAATCATTTAAGTAAAAAATAAATGCGATGCATCTTTTTGCAGAAGCATGACTCCTTACATCTACATGTTCGTCAAACCTTTCTTCTCCACCAGGACAATATCTTTTTATACGAAACTCTTCCATATAATCCATCCTTGGAATATATGGAGAAGAAATATCTGCAACATACTTATCATATGCTTCTTTAGTATATTGAACTAGACCAGGAACCAAAGAAGAAACATGCTCATTAACATTTAATTGTGTAAAAGAAGGTTTGTAATCTGAATTTATTTTTTGATGTCCTTGAGTGTTTACTTCAAATATTTCAATTAATGCTTCACATACTTCTTTTGGAATAATTTCGTCATACTGGCGAACCATATGAAAATTGTTCTTTTGCGATTTCATCGAGTTTCTCCATTACTTCATCAGTAAAATATGTTTCTGGGTCTTTCAGAATTGCTTTTGCATAAACTTTTTTACCATTCATTTCATATCGACCAGCAACGTTCTTCCAAAGTCCGCCAATCTCACCGAGTTCAAGAAGACCATAATATCTATCAAGACCACGATCATCGTAATAGAGACGCACCGTAACATCCTTGTTCTCCTTGCTTAAACGCGACTTAGCAGTCTTTGCCTTGATAAGATTTCCAACGATTTCTGTTCCATCTTTTTCTTTTTTCTTGCTGAGATAGATGATTGTAGAAGCCGCGTACTTGAGTCCACTGCCTCCACCCATTTCTTTTGTAGGGACATAAGCGCCAATAACATCGTAAGTATGGTTGGTAACGATCATAGGAATATTTGCTTGACCCAGTTTAAGAGTAAGCATACGGAATGCACCTTTGACCAATTGTGATTTGGTCATATCACGAACCTGTTTATCATTCAGTGCATCGGTGATTTCTTTCTCAGTAGAAAGCATACCCAAAGAATCTAAAACAAACATACAAGGTTTACGCTCATCTTCTTCAGTCTTCAAATACATATCTACCGCCCGAAGTGCTTTACTTCGGAACTCTTCAATAGTTACTACATTGACAACAACAAGTCTGTCCATGTCGATCCCGCGACTTGAAATAAGAGACTTGTTAACAGCGGCTTCAGTATCGAAATATAAGCACATACCGTCAGGATTAGAATCCAGGAAGTTCTTGACAACCGCAAGTGAGAAAAAAGTTTTTCCAGTACTAGACTCGCCAGCAATGGCAGTAATCTTATTCCCAGATACACCACCAAATATAGACCCTGAAACAAGTCCGTTAAAAATGTACGAACCCGTGTCAACAAATTTTTCAGTATCATCAATATCGGATGCAAGTTTTGTGTAGTCATCTCCGATCTCTTTTACAATTTCTTTTAAAAAATCCATATTTAAAAAACTCTATCAAACAATTCTTTTGAGCAGTTATCTGATTTTAATTCCATATTAAGTGAATACCTAAAATCAAGCGATCTATTTGGTTGCGCTGCATGGAGTAAATCTGGCGGGAAGATAATCAATTCTCCATTTTCCGGGAGGTAGTCAAATGTCTTTGTTGTGTCAGGCATTTTTCCATGTTCTAAAAAATGTTCCATAATATAATCATTGTTTACATCCTTTGCAAAAGTGACACCATCCTCAAAAACCTCAAGATAATATACAGAATTTATTGATGATGTACGAACATGATCATGCCACCAACTTGGCAATCTCTCCCCCATATCTTCTTTGTTTCCACGATATGCATAGCAAATAGATACGTTTTCGGGGGAAACAGCAAATTTTCCAAAAACATCATAACAACATTTTAGATATTTTTGATATAGACTGTCAAATATTGATACTTCACCATCTATTACAGACCAATTGTATGGACCTAATTTTGTAGCTACTGGTTTATGATAGATTTCTCTATTAAGGTCTACCATTACTTTCATCCATTCTTTTTCTCTCCGATTAGGATTGAAAAAGTTTTTAATAGATAATATCCTAAATTCTTCATTAACAATTTCCATCATAGAACAAATCCAAATCTTTTTTTAGCAACTGTCTTATAGTTATCCGGATTATCTTTGCGAAGATCTTTAACAATATTCAGTTTTTGATATAAAGCAATATCTCCACCAAGGCGAAGAGCACTTACAATTGTTGCTAGTTCTTTGTCGTTGATAGGAAGTTCCATTAGGAAAAGAATGATTCTAGGTTTACGCTTTTTTCAACTTTCCACCCAATAGCATCTAAGATAACTTTAAGTGGTTCAAGAAATGACTTATCAAATTGTAAGTCATAATCAATGTAATTGTCAATTCCAAGTTCTTTTGGAAATTCTTGAATGAAAGAAATTACATTTTCATGAATGATATTTGGTTTTTTCAAATAGCAGAATTTAATTTTTTCACCATTCTGTATGTAAGAATACTTGTTAGTGAGTTTCTTCTGTTTGATATAGTGATTATATAAAAGAGCACCACGAACGTGAATTGGTGTTCCTTTGACATAGATGTCAGATGATGATTTATATTTCACAACATCAGACGCAGAACGAGGGAAAGAAATATCTTCGGGTGGAAGTGACCTGAACTTCTTTCTAGAACTTTCAATAAAGTCAATGACATCATCTTCAGTTGCAGTCATTAAAAGTTTAAATGCATCCTTGAGCATCTGACGACAAGGTGCAGGTGTTGATGATTTAACAGATTCAATACCCATAACCTTAAGTTTAGGTTCAGTATATTGAACACCTTCACTGTTCCACACATTAAGAATATATCGCTTCTTCGCAGTCCAAATACCACGATCAGCAATATTCTCACGCTTCATTTGCATTTTCTGTTCATATGCCGAAACGTAATCCGCAAGTTTCTGATAAGACTGTTCGATGAATGGTTCCAACTTGTCTTCACAGATCTTATCAAGTATTGAAACAATTTCTGCTTTATCACCAGACTTGTTACTAAAAAATTTATCAACAAGAGGTCCCATATTAAGATAGATTGAATCGGTGTCAGATGCAATGACATAATCTACTTCCTTAGTCTGCAAAAGTTTATTTAGATACCCATTCATCTTACCTTCAATCCAACGAATTGACACCTGCCCAGACAAAGTAATTGCTTCAGCATTTGCTAATTTGTAATACCTGAAGTATTGATTACCAATAGCACCATAAGCAGAGTTAAGAGAAATCTTTTTCGCCATCTGAATGTTGTTACATCTGGCGATTTCCTTTTCAAGTGCGACAGTAGGCGTCTTCTCATACTGCTGCTTGGCTTCAAGCATTTTCTTCTTAAAGATAACACGGTCCCCATACATTTTCTCCATCAGTTTTGGGAGAAATCCCTTCACATCTTTTCGGAACATTGCACCATTAGCACAGATGGCATTGTCCTTATAAAGTTCAAAATTTATTTCTTCATTAAGGATTCGATCAACTGTAACCGTGGGATGCCGTTCCTCAAGTAATGTCTCTGGTGAGATGTTGTACTGCATAATAAGATGAGGGTACAGACTATTAAGGTCAAAGCTGACCACCCAATCATACTTTCCTGGAATCGGTTCCTTGACATATGCACCCGCATACTTTTCATCTTTACTTGAACGAATTTTTGGTGGAATGACAATATCCCGCTTCTTCAGATAGTTGTAGATAATATTGTCCCACATCCGCACCTGATAGAACACATCGGCATAATTAACTTTTGCTTCATATGCCATAGTCAGAGCAAGTTCAATCAGTTTCATCTTGCTTTCCAATCGGTCAACAAGTTCTACGTCAACGATGTTATATTCAATAAACTTCTGCCATCCTTTAGTATAGAAATCTTTGAAGGTATCAAATTCAGAGTGATCAAGTTTTTTCTGACCCAACTCAACACTAGCAATATAATCAAGACGATATGATTCCTGTGCCTTGTATGTGAACTTCTTATACAGATCAAGATAGTCAAGGATAGTAACTCCTGCCACTTCAAATGTAGTGAACTTTCTACCATTGATGTATGTTTCACCTTCAGTAACCAATCCCCAGTGCGAGAATCGCTTCATCAACTTTTCACCAAGGACACGACGAATACGCTTACAGATATATGGAATATCATACAACTGACAGTTCCAACCAGTAATTACATCAGGAACATCATTCATCCAGTGATTGATAAAATGACTCAACAATTCATGCTCTGAAGGGCAGTGATAATAAGTCACATTGTCTTGCTTATTGACAAATGGTTTTACACCCCAAGTTGTAATTTTCTTGGTGGCATAATCCTGTATTGTAATCGCAAGAATTTCTTCCTGACAGGATTCAACATCTGGGAATCCGTGCTCAGAAGAAACCTCAATATCAATAGTCACTAGTTTAATCTGTTTGATATCAAACTTGATTTCATCTTCAGGATATTTTTCTGAAATATACTGATAGATATATCTTTCATTTCCGTATACTTCAAACCCATCAATATCGTCATATTTTTTGAGGAACTCTCTACTTTCTCGAATAGTTCCTGGTTTGATTTGTTCTACACTATCTCCAGTTAGAGTTTTATATTTTGTTTCTCGCTTCGACTTTACAAAGAGGGTAGGATAAAATTCATCTCTTGCTTCATAACGTTGTCCATTATCAACACCACGAACCAAGATTTGATTCCCGATCATCTGAACATTTGTATAAAACTTCATTCCTCATCATCACTAAAAAATGTGCCGAAAAGACCACTGTCTCCATCTTTCCTACTTTCAATTTTATCAAAAATAGAATCCATGGTTTGGAGATTATCAATCTTACCAATAAGTTCTGCAATCATGTTGCAAACCATTGGACGCTCTTGACGTGCCGCAAAAGCAAGTGCATTTCTAAGATTTGATTCTGCTTCTTTTAAAGAATCTTCTACTGATTTTGAAAGTGCCATTAGTCAATTAATTCCTCGTATTTTTCAAGTAATGTTGGAAGTGGATCTGCAAGAGTTAAGATCTTGTCTGAACTCATCATAAAAGTATTTTCTTTGGTAAGTCCACAAAGAAATGGTGAAAGTGTTTTGTTAGAATCAACCACAAATGGATCGATTAACTTACAATCAGGTTGCCCAATATCAGCACCGACTTCTTCAATCTGACTGATCAGAGTCCGATTGTTCATCAACACTATCAGTTTGATCACCTTCTTCTCCATCTTTCATAACTCCATTTTCATACATTTGTTTTAGTTGTGCTATTGGTTCAACCATAGTAATTAGCCAATCTGCAGCGATGGGAATTTTCTTATCAGTTGTAAGTGGCATCCAAGGAGTCAATTGAAGTTTGCAAGGCATCTTTTCACCACTTTCAGTTTCTTTTGCAAGAATTTTAACAACGCAAGGGTTGGTAAGAAAGTATCCGACGACTCTTTCAGACACAATCATTTCTTCAACATCAGCGATGACATCCTCTCCAGATTTCAGTAAAGTAAGTTTTACAGTCATTTTCAGTGCGTTCCTTCATACATTTTAGCAATAAAAAAGAGGGGCGTCAACTGGATTTGGCCAGTTACCCCTCCGTCTGCGACGACGATATTCAATTATATTTAGAACCAATCCTTCCGTTTATGTGCTTCAGGGATAACTTTTCCAAGTGTAATACTCAGCAACCCATCCTCAAAGCTAACTGATCTAACTTCCGTCTCGTCACTGAGGGTCCATGATCGAGTGAAAGATCGAGCAGCCACTCCTCGATGGACGTATTCCGTTTCAGTTTCTCCATCTTCTCGTTGCCCTTCGACAAAGAGTTTTCCGTCTTGTGTGTAGACATTTACTTGCTTCTTTTTAAAACCTGCGAGTGCTAGTTCCAGTCTAGATTCTACGTTGCTGACTGTCACTAGATTGTATGGTGGGTAATTAGTAGTTGTTTCGTGTAGATCAAACAACCTACTAAAGTATTCATCCATACCAATACTATTCTTATTTATACGGTCTATCAAGGCAGGCAGATCCGCAGCACCGTAACGTGTAAGGTTTCCCATTTTTACTTCTCCTTTTAAAGCGAGATTTGATTGTGTGGACCCCGAAGGCATCCACATATATTTATAACATAGAACATAAAAAAACGAGGTAGTGAACCCCGTAATTTTTTTATTCGGTTATCATGCAAGAAACTTACGGTAAACTCCCTGCTTTTCTATTTGTTCATGCTCCAGAGATTGAGATGTAACATTAAGAGCAATCATACCATCATCACGCATGATGATACGATCAGTTGCTACACAGAACAAAGAGTAGAGAACATCCATTCTTTTTTCATTACTTAGATCCACGGCAGTGGTGTTCCAAAACTTGAGGAATTGCTCTGTGAGAGTGGATACCGGATTATCAGCATCTTCCTCAAGTTCACTGTCAAGAAGTTCAAGAAAAATCTTACATTCATCTAGATACCCATAACGCTCACACAGTGCAATGTATGCACGAAGCGTTTTACGTTGAAGAGAAAACTTATCTAATACATTTTCATAATCACCACTAATTTTCAATGAGTTGAGAATGTTTTTGAACCAATTTTCATAACTGGAGATAGCATTTTGCATCGTCAAGCGCCACTTTCTCTGGCGCTTCATGATGTCACCAAGAATCGAAACTTCGTCTTTATGTGCTTTACGATACTTACGTTGAATTTCATCAATAGGATTACGTTTCTTATTAGTAGCGGTCCTACTAAAACAATCGGGTTGAACACCAGTAACGACGATCATTTTAAAGACACGATCATCAGCACACTTTGAAATAGCACACAATCTATGTTGTGCTTCTGTAAGATTACCCTCAGTATTAAAGGTCATTGGTTGTCCATCCAACAACCAGTTATCATTTTCAATACTACGGAAGATTTTATTTACCTGAGAGTTGGCGATCTTACGATTATCACGATTATGATAATCAAGAATGTAACGTGCCATCTTTGGTGTCACGTCCACGATGAACGCAGTATATTCGTCAGTTTTAGGATTGAACGAAAGAACGTTCAAACCATTGTCAGTAATAGTCATAGTAAGTTGAGTAAGTCAACGAACAAAGTATAACATAAAAAAAGACCCCTGTCAAGGGATCGCGGGTGTTCCGATTGTAGAGTGTGCCGCACGAAAGACACGTCTTATTTATTCGGTTTCCTGGGTCTTTCCTTTCTTGCCAATATTATATTTGGTTTCAAGGACCCAATCCGACTTATCCTTATATGCAAGCACCTTGATTTGATTTAGTGGAGCAATGTCCAAAACTAAATCTTCATCAACAATAGAGATCAATCCCCAGTCTGCTAGAAGTCTTACAATACGATTGCGACGTTGAACATCATTCACTGTTAGATTTGCATGTTTGCCGTCAAGGGCAAACAATTCTTTGAAGTGAACAATAAAGTATCGTCCTTGCTTATGCAGAATATGGCAGGACTGATAGAGTTTCTTTTCTTTTCGGGATGCGACCCCGATTCGTGTTAGCGTTTC